GACGCTGGAGTACCTCCGGGAGCAACGACCCGACGCGGTCTCCATCCACGAGGAGACCCGCCAGATCTACCTGTGGCACCGCCGGGACCGGGCCGCCGCCTCCGCCGAGGAGGAACGACGGGCGCTCGAACAGGCCGAACGCGACGCGAGGATCCATGCGCTCGAGGAATACGCCGCCGCCTCCGCCGCCAAACGCATGGCATGGCTGCACGCCAACCTCCACGCCATCAAACGCGCCAGACTCATCGACACCACGGCAAGGCTCGGACTCCTGCAACTCGTCGACCCGGACCCGGACGGCTTCACCAAGGCGCTCTCCACATGGGACGACGTCAACTGCGGCCGCATGGAATACGAGAAGATCACCGGCATCCCCGCCGCGGACGCCCCAACAGCCGCACGCATCAGCCTGCAGACCGCCGACTGGCCACTGGAAGCCGCATCCATCCTCGCCTCACGCATCGAATGGTTCATAGACCCATCCGACTGGACCGACGTCAACGACAACAGCCGCCGCATCCCCGGCTACTACCAGATCCTCCAAGACATCGGATACCAGCCCGCGGACGACGAAACCAGCCACCTCGACCAACTCATCGCCGCCATCACAGAAGCCGACCAAGACGAAGAGAACGACCAATGACCAGGGAACAACTCGAAAGACTCGCCCAACTCCTCACCGACACAGCCCAGACCGCCAGCACAATCGAACTGCGAGCGCTCGCCGGTGGCAAGGTTGATAACGGCATTGCCGCGATGGCCTCCGGACTGAGAGCCAACTGCACTTCATGTTTGGTGCTGGTCAATGGCCTGATGCAGGAGGTGTCGTATGGGCGAGTTTGAGGATTCCAAGCGCATCGCACTGCAACGTCAGGGTTGGCATTGCCTCCGATGCGGCGTGAACATCCACGATCCGGCTCGTTGGCCTGGGCGTTCCGGCCATCATCGTCAGCTGCGTCGTGCGGCGGATCCGGATGTGCGGCACAGTCCGGCGAACATCGTCGAGTTGTGCGGCAGCGGTGACACGGGCTGCCATGGGTGGGTCCACCGGCATGTGGCGGAGGCGGAACGGCTGGGACTGATCGTGCCGTTCGGCATGGATCCGCTCGCCATTCCCGTGCGGGACTGGCGGGGGAAGTGGTTCCGGCTCAACCAGGACGGGACAGCCGTCGCACTCACACAGACCGAAATCATCCTCCTCCAGACGAAAGGAAACCAACAATGAGCGAAGAAGCGACCAAGCCGGACGCGCTCCTGTGGCTGGACTTCGAGACTACCGGCATCGATAGGGCGTCGTCCCTCCCGTTGGAGGTCGGCATGGAATGCACCGACGTGCTGGGCGAACAGTCGTATGGTTCGCTGCATCGCATCATCCGCCCGGCCGGTCTGGACCTGTTGGACATGAGTCCGATCGCGTTCTCGATGCACACCGACAACGGGCTGCTGTACGAGTTGCTGAACGGCTCGCGCAACAACGATAGCGTGGGCGCCGTGGCGAATGCGGTGGAGGAGTACCTCGACTCGCTCTCGCAACGTTTCACGCTGGTTCCGGCGGGAACGAACGTGGATTTCGACCTCGATTTCCTCAAGCGTCTGAACCTGAATCCGGACGCGTGGCTGAGCTACCGCAAGTTCGATCTGACCACATTGCGCCGCTATCTCACGTTCCTGGATTGTCCCGAGGACCCGTACAAGGGGCATAACGGCTCGCACAGGGTGCGTGATTGCATCCGTCGCGACATCAACGACTACCGGTGGTACCGCGAACTCCTGAAAGGGGCATGGTGATGAATGCGATCGCCGCGGCGCTCCTGCCATTCGGCGTGATCATCCTGACCGGCTTGACCGGAGGCCGGCCATGACGGTCCAGGCGCACACGGCATGGCGATACCGGAATCCCGCCGACCTGATCGGCCGGCGATGCATCGCACTCACCCGCATGGACGTCACGTTGGACGGCCCACTGGACCTGATCCGGTTGAGCCCGGTCCACGCGGTCCTGAAATACCAGGGCATCGGCCTGCACATCATCAACTGCGACCTGCGCCACCACACGAACAAGCCCGCCGACGGCATCCGGACCGTCATCATCACGGAAAGCAAACCATGAAACACATGAGAAACATCATCCATCCGCACATCAGGAAATGGCACAAGACCAGCCCATGCCCATACTGCGGCACAAGGAAACCCAACATCGAACACTACGCCCGAATCATCGGGGCCACGACCCGCTTCTTCTGGATCGCCAAATGCCGTGGATGCCCGAACGCCATCTGGATCACAACCCCGGACGACGACATCAAAACCGCAATACGCGGATGGAACCGATACGCCAACGGAGAATGGCGCAAGCGATAGGAGGAAACCGAAATGAAAAGAAAAACCAAGATGGCGCTCGCCGGCGGCATCGGCATCATGGCCGTCATCGCGTTCCTGTTCACGCCGGTACTGCTGCTCACGCTCGCCGGATGCGATACGGCGGAATCGTCGGAGCCGTCACGGGAGTCGTGTTCCGACGTGTCGGGGACGGTCCGCCAATGCGAGCTCACGCTGGACGACACGAGGAAGGTCGACTGCCTGATCTACCACGACCACCGAAAAGGCGGCATGTCCTGCGACTGGGACCATGCCAGCGGCGCCGACAGGGAGCCGGGCGAGTAAGGGGACGGGTATGGAGGATAGGATGCTCAAGTCCCGTGAGGCCGCGCGGGTGATCGGGGTCTCGCCCAGGACGTTGGCGAAGTGGCGTCAGAGGGGCGTCGGCCCGCAATGCGTGAGATTGGGGTACAACCTCGTGGTCTACCGCCTTTCGGACATCGACGCATGGACGCGAACGCGCGCGAGACACATGCCGAAGGCCACCGCGGCCGACCTCGAAGGGACCATCGGCCTTGACCGCACCGGCGGCCTCAATTCGCTCGATCACGTCCCACGGCTCAGGGGCGACCGGACGATCAAGACGGGCGGGGCGGAAAGCGAGGGAAACGGAATGAACGCCGAATACCACGAGCTCATCCGCCGTGCGGACCGACTCAGGGACCTGCTGGCCAAATACGCGGACGGCACGCTCGACTTCGAGCCCACCTGTCCGATCGCACTGCTTGGCCGCCAGCTCGACGTCATGGACGAATACGCGTTCATCCTCCGCCGCCGCGCCAACATCGAACACATCGATCTCGGAGAACAACCCGTCACGGGCATCCTCCGCGACATCAAACCAAACAAGGAGAACCAATGAGCTTCGATCTGCACTGCTTTTGCCGTCCTGCATGCTGCTACCCCGAATGCCATGCGCGCTATGAGAGTGAGTGCGAATGGTATTACGACCGGGACTCGGCCATAGATGAAGTCGAGGAAAGCTTTGACTGGATTTGCCTCCATGACGCGCGGGGCAATGCGCACTTCTTCTGTCCGAAGCATGTGCATTGCAAGGGCCACACGCCGATCTACTTCGACCCTGATGTCCCTGAATACATGCCGGCCGCCGAGGAAGCGCTGACCGACTACTACACGCGAACGTCACCCAGCCAACCACTGCCACGACCCGAATGCGAGAGCACGATACTCGCCATCCTGAGGGAAGGAATGGAATGAAGAAGATCCTCGAGGACATGATCATCAAATGGCATCAATGCGGCTACTCGGTGGAGGAAATCCACCAAGGCATGCCACAGGTCACCATCGACCAGATCCGGGCGACCATCATCCACCGGCATGAGGCATGAAAAAGAGCCCACCGTCTCCGGCGGGCCCTGGCATCATCACCAACCAGCCTACACCACCGGAAGCGGGAATCGAACAAATGAACGAACCAACCAACGAATCCCAACCAACGCCAAGCCAGATACAACCAGCACAAACTAACCCAAACAAGCCGGCGCCCGCTGGCATGTGCCAAGTGTGCGGCAGGGAGTGCCGCATCCGGACCACACTCTGCGAAGAGTGCGAGATCACCTTGAAGGGTTGGATCCGCGACTATCCCGTCTGGATCCGTGCCCTGCGTGAATTCCTGGATTCGACTGCCCACTATGGTGGACGTCAGTCCTGGCGCGTCAACCTGCCGGCCGCACCCACGCCGATTAGACTGTCGGTTATCGACCATCTGCGGGAGATCGAGGATGCGACGACCGCGTTATGGCGCCGGCTATATGCGCCGCCGGCCATGCCATGGGCCACGAGCATCGTCCACCCGCCGATCGTGGACATGCTGAAGGCCTGCTGGTCATGCCGTCGACTGAACCGCCTACCGGACATCGGGCTCATCTATGACGACTGGCGGCGGCTGGCACGCAGGACCCTCAGCGTCATCGACGTGCCACCCGCCAAACACGGCATCGGCAGGAGCCCTCACGCCGTGTGCGGCGGTCGACCGTCGGAAAGCCCCGCGGCGCCGCGGACGCGCCCCCCGCAAACCCCGGCATCGGCAGATGCCTGAACCCGCTGTGCGGCGTGAAACTAACGGCGGAGGTCGGAGCGGCAAGCGTCGCATGTCCCGTATGCGGCAACGTTTACCGCGTGATGGACGTGCGGTTGGGATTCCTGAGGGAGTGCATCGAATCGGGCAGGGCGTTCACGGCGGGGGAGTGCGCGGAGCTGTTGCGCGAATGCGGATTCCAATGCAATGCGAACACGATTCGCTCATGGCGCAAGCGCGGCAGGATCCAGCCGGCCGGCCAGAACGAGAAGGGCCGACCGTTGTACCGGCTTTCCGACGTCCACCGGCAGGTGTCGCGACGCGACTCGATTTGACAAAATCGAAGGTGCAACGCAGAATTGTCAATGGATCAGAGGATCCAAACCGAGATGTAAACGGTTTGGAGCCTCCTCATATCCGCCAATGGATTCTCCCAACCCCGTGGGCCGTAGGCCCGTTCCGTCCGACCGGCATATCAGACACGCTTGCCTGTGGGCGCGACCCGAAATCGCGTGCGTACCGGGTTCCAATCGCGTAATCCGTTCAGGTCGGATTACGGTTCGCCTTCGTAGGAACCAGTGGTGGATCATACCGGCCGCGGATCCCTAACGGGTTCCCCTCCTCGCAGCCGCGTGTGTGAGGGTCCGAATCCCGACGAAGGCGTCCCATGCCACCTGACCCCGATGAGTGGATGGCGGTGGATGCGCAATCAGATGAACTGGAACAGCAGTGACAGGAGATTCAGGCTCCCCGACGATTGGGAGAAGCGCAGGGCCATGGTCAAGGCTCGTGCTCATGGACGCTGCGAAGCAAGAATCCACGCGAAGGATTGCGATGGGATCGGGACCGATTGCGACCACATCGTTCCCGGAGACAATCATTCGCTGGATAATCTGCAATGGCTGAGCTATGCTTGCCACAAGGCGAAGACGGCGCGCGAAAGCGCCGAAAGGAACAGAAGATACAAGAAACTGAGAAGTCATCCGAATGAACGACCCCCGAGCCTGATCGGCCGATGAACGGGTGACGATGCCGGTGGGGGAGGACTCCGCCGGCGTCTACCCCCATAACCGCCGATAGCAACTCAGGTCATACATACGCCTTTCCGTCCCGTTTTTCGCGGTCCCATGTTTTTCCGACCATTCGTCGAGATGACCCCACATATCCCGGTCCACGCGCCGCACAGGCATGGCGCAGCGTTCCCCCACGCCTTCCGGTGATTCTCAGACAAATGTTTTTTACTGATGTCACGAAATAATAAAAACCATTGGAAATATTGACATTCGGCGTTTTACTAGAGAAAAACAAATATAATGGGGAGCGTGAACACCTGCGAAACATGCGGAATCGAGCTCCCCGAACAGACCGGACGCGGCAGACGTCGCCGTTACTGCTCCGACGCATGCCGCAAACAGGCCAACCGCAGTAAACTCACCCCTCCGGCGCGCATGGCGATGGCGGACCGCTGGGTCAGATGGCGCAAGGTCGTCCGCGGCGACGGAACGACGAAGATCCCGCTGACGATAGACGGGACCACGGCCTCCAGCACCGACCCCGGCACATGGAGCACGTTCGGGGCGGCCGAGGCATCCACCGTGGGCGACGGACTCGGCTTCGCGCTGGGCGGCGGAATCGCCTGCATCGACCTCGACCACTGTTACGACTCGCGCGGATACCTCGCCGACTGGGCCAAATGCCTCATCGCACCGGTCGAGGGAAAGACATGGATCGAGATAAGCCCCAGCGGCGACGGCCTGCACATCTGGGGACTGATGCCGGAACGCGCCGGAATCAAGGTGCGCGGCATCATGAATGCCGAAGCCTACAGCCAAGGCCGCTACATCACCGTCACCGGACGCACGTTCCGCGATTCGCCGGCCAGACTGGCCGACCTCACGTTCCCCTTCGACCTGCTCGACAGGCTCAGATGACCTTATGAACGGAGGAAGCATGGCCAAGGACGCATCCTCCCACCGCATGCCGGCCGGACTGATCAAAAACGGCCGCGGCCAAAGGCTCTGGCACGACATCACCGCGAAATGGGAGCTCACCGAAAGCGAATACCGCACGCTGGAGAACGCCTGCTACACCGCCGACCGCATCGGACGCATCCGCAGGGCCCTCGGCGACGAGCTCACCACCGAAGGAAGCCAGGGACAGCTCGTCGTCCACCCGCTCCTGCCCGAACTGCGCCGCGACGAGACCCATCTGGCCGACCTGCTCAAACGAATCGACATGCCGGAACCCGAGGAACAGTCGGAAGATGCCTCGTCCGACGGCGGCAGGTCCAGCCAGATGCGCGCCACCGTCAACAGACGATGGCACGACAGCAAATGGGAGAAAGCCTACGGCTGATGGCAAGACTACGCAGCAACCGGAAGGCCGCCGCGTTCATCCCAAGCCGCGAAAGCGAGATCCGCGGAATCGCCGACTGGTACCGTTGCATGCTCGCCGACGAGCCCGCACCGCAATGGAACACCAATCCGGTACTCATCGGCCCGACATGGCGTCGTGACGGGAACGGCTGGGTCCTTCCGCAGGCGACACTCGGCTGGCGGTTTCTCGGATGGAGCGGCTACTGGCTGCGCGACTCCGCCAAAGGACTGCCGTGGAAATGGACCAGCGAGCAGGCGAGGTTCTGGCTGTGGTTCTGGGCGTTGGACGACCATGGACGCCCCCTGCACGACAACGCCGTGCTGCAGCGGCTCAAAGGCTGGGGCAAGGACCCGATGGCGGCCGGAGGCGCGTGCGGCGCATGCTTCGCTCCGTTGACGTTCGACCATTGGGACCCCGCGAGCGGCGATCCGATCGGCCGAGACGAGCCGAACGCATGGGTGCAGGTGTGCGCCGTCAGCCAGGAACAGACCAAGAACACCATGAAACTCCTGCCGGGACTCCTGCCGGCGGCCACACGCAAATACTACGGCATCCAATTGGGCAAGCTCAACATGTACGCGATGGGCGACAGCCGGCAGATCGAGGCCGTCACCAGCTCGCCGCTGGCGTTGGAAGGAGGACGACCCACCTTCGTGATCCGCAACGAGACCCAGAACTGGAACTCGTCCAACGGCGGCAGCGACATGGACGGCGTGCTTTCCGGCAACGCCGCCAAACGCGAGGAAGGCGTCGCGGTCAAGATGCTCGACATCTGCAACGCCTACCGTGACGGCGAGGACAGCGTCGGCCAGAAGGTACGCGAGGCATGGGAGGGCACCCAAGGCGATCCCGACAGCGACGACGAGGGCAAACGCCCCAAATACCTCGACTTCGGCCTGCTCTACGATTCCCTGGAAGCAGCTCCCGACAGCCCGATGAGCGAGGACACGATAGGCAGGGTCATCGAGGACGTGCGCGGCGACAGCACCTGGCTGTCCATCAGCCGAATCGGCAAGGAGATCCTCAATCCGAAGAACCCGGTAAGCGAATCACGGCGCAAATGGTACAACCAGTCCACGGCACCCGAGGACGCATACGTGACCCATCAGGAATGGGATCGGAACGAGCATCCCGAACTTTCGCTCGAGCATGGTGAGCGCATCAGCATGTTCCTCGACTGCTCGCTGAACGACGACAGCACCGCCCTCGTGGCCTGCCGCATCTCCGACGGATTCGTCAAACCATTGGGCTTGTGGCAGAAGCCGGCGGGGGAGCGTGGCAAGGACTGGCGCGTGCCCAGGGAAAGCGTCGACGACGTGGTGCGCGCCGCATTCCACACGTACGACGTGGTCGGCTTCTTCGGCGACCCCAGCCACGTATTGGACTCCGAGACCGGACTGAGATACTGGGACGCACTGTTCGACTGTTGGCATCGCGACTACGGGCGCCGACTCAAGACATGGGCCGTACCGTCGGGCCGCGACAGGCACGCCGTCATGTTCGACATGATCAACACCGACATCCAACGCAGGTTCGTCACCGCGGTCGACCAGGCCTACACCGACATCACGGAAGGCGACTTCCCGCACGACGGTGACGCCAGACTGCGATTGCACATGCTCAACGCCAGACGCCAGCCCACGAGGGTCGGCATGAGCATCGCCAAGGAAAGCCGCGAGTCGAAACGCAAGATCGACCTCGCGATATGCGCCATCGGCGCCCGCATGGTCAGACGCGAATACCTGAACAGGAACTCCAGAAGCGGAGGAGGACAGCTATGGTGACCACCACCGGCTACGACAGCGAGAAACAGGCGTTCGCCGCATTGAGCACGCTGCTCATCCCGGCGTTCGACAATGAGACACCGAAACTCAACAGGATCGACCGCTGGTGGCGGTGGAACCCCAAACCCATCCGCCTCAACGTCGGAGCGACCCCGGAACACCGCATGCTGCGCGACATGGGCGAGACCCCATGGCTCGGCCTTGTGGTCACCACGCTCGCCCAGACCCTCTACCTGGAAGGAGTCGACTCCGAAACACAGGACACCGGCGACGCGCAACGCTTCTGGGAACCATGGCAGCGCAACCGCATGGGCGAACGCCAGATCGCACTGCACCGCGAGGCCATCGCATACGGCACCGCATACACCGCCGTCCAAGGCGAAGACACGCCGGACGGACTCCATGCGCGAATCGACTGCTGGAGCCCACGTGACGCCATCGCCCTCTACGACGACCCCGCATCCGACAACTGGCCGCAGATCTTCATGCGCCGCCGCAAACTCGGCGACAAAACCATCGAATACCAGCTCTGGGACGCCTGGAGCATCTGGACATGGCGCAGGACCGGCGGCACATGGGCCTTCGACGGCCAGACACCACATGGAGTGGCCTCGCCGGACGGCGACCCCGTCTGCCCCATCGTCAGATACTGCAACCAGCGCGACCTGCAGGGCCGCGTACCGGGAGAGGTCGAACCCTACATCCGCATGGCCAGCCGCCTGAACAAGGACAACTACGACCGCATGCTCGCCCAACACTACAACAGCTGGAAGGTCAAAACCGCCACCGGCCTCGACATGAGCGGACTGACCGAAGCGGAAAAGGAAGCCAAGAAACTCCAGATCGAACACGACAGCGTCCTCGCCGGCGGCATGGACGTGAAATTCGGCAGCCTTCCGGAAACCGACCTCGCCAACATCGTCGCGGCCAAGACCAGCGACGTCGAGGAACTCGCCGCGGTCAGCCAGACACCGACCACCGCGTTCGGCAAGATGACCAACGTCGGAGACGCCGGCATCGAGGAATCACGCGCCGGATTCTACGCGAAACGAAACGAACGCCGACGCGCGTTCGGCGTCAGCCACATGGACACGCTCCGACTCGCCTCATCCGCCGAAGGACGCCAGGACGACGCCGCCAACTTCCACCTCTTCCCCAAATGGGAAGACACCGACACGAGAACCCTCAGCCAAGCAGTAGACGCACTCGGCAAAGCCGTCCAAATGCTCCACGTCCCCAACCAACTCGTCTGGGACATGATCCCAGGCATCTCCAAACCACAAGCCGACGCATGGCGCGAATACGCAGCCCAACACCCCCCCGCCGACGACATCGCAGCCCAGATCCAAATCGGACAACTCAACGGAAACGGAGCATACGACGATGGCATCGACGGCTAAGGGAAACATCCTGACCGACCAGCACCGCAGACGACAGGTCGCGCTCGCCATCACGGCGGACAGCCAGATGCGGCGCGTCTGGGACGACACGCTCGACGTGAACGACCTCGACCACACGCAGCCGATCTGGAAGAAGGCGATGCTCGACCTGCTCGGACAATGGTGGAAGGTCAGCGCCGACACAGCGGCGCAATACCTGCCACGGTTCCGAAAAGCCGAAATCGGCGATGGGAGCGTAAAGGTCGGCGTGCCCCGCTTCAACCGGAGCCAAGCTGGGAAACAACTCGAATGGGGCGGAGTGGCGAACATCCTGTGGCACGTGGCCATGGGACAGACGCAGGAGGCCGCATACCTGGCCGCACGCGAACTGTTCATCGGCATGTTCCACGAGGCCGTGCTCACCGGAGGACGGCTCACCCTGCAACAATGGGCCGCCAAGGACGCGCGCGCCTCCGGATGGCGTCGCGTGTCGGACGGGCACCCATGCGCGTTCTGCGCGATGCTCGTCAGCCGTGGACCCATCTACACAAGCGAGCGGACGGCATTGTACCGCCAGTCGGATGGGGATAAGTTCCACCCGCACTGCGGCTGCACCGTCGAAGTCGTGTACGGTGACTGGATCCCGTCCGACAAGGAGAAACAGTGGATCGACGATTATTACAGAGCCGCCGAGAGCCTGCCCAAAGGCACCGCGAGGACATACGACCGGATCCTGCCGATCATGCGCAGGACCGGAGACTACCGCGACTCGCCATCCGCCCGCGCCTCCGGAGCAATGAAAAAGGACCCTCACTCCAAGAACCAAGGGGTTCGAACGGAAAAGCCCTAAACACGACCACCATATCAGATTTCCGCCGGGAAGAACCCGACACCATTCCCACCCGCAGGACGGGCCGGAACAAGGAAAGGAGCCCACAGTGGCAGACGACAACCAGCAGGACGGCGACGTCCAGAACGAACCAGACGGCATCCAACAGCCCGATCCGAACACGAATGGCACGGAAGGACAGGAGGACGGCCGGCAGGAGCCGAGGGCCCCATGGGAACGCGAGGGCCAGCAGTTCGACCCCGCCACCGCATGGAAGCTCATCCAGAACCTCCGTGAGGAGAACGGCACCCTCAAACACAAGAACGGCGAACTCGCCGACAAGAACCGCGCATACGAGGACGCCAAACTCACCGAAACGGAAAAGACCCAAAGGGACCTCGACGAAGCCAACCAGAAAATCGCACGGCTCGAAGCCGACAATGCCTGGGCCCATGCGCTCGCGGCGCATCCTCAGCTTTCGGCCGAGGACCGTGAACTGGTCGGAGACGGAACCCCGGAACGGATCGAGGCGAAGGCGGCGAAGCTCGCCGCACGATACGCCGCACAGGCTGCGGTGCGGAACGGGCCGGCATTCAATGAGCCGGCGAATAGGGCGAAGCCGACGGGAGGAATGGACCCGACCAGGCCGTCGCGTCCATCCGACTGGATGCGCGACGCCATCGACAACAACGACTGACAGCCATACAAGGAGCAGACAATGGCCAACAATTTCGATTCCAACATCAAACGCAACGACCTCGGACAGGCCCTCGTGCCCGACGAGATCAGCCAGGAGATCATCCAGACCATGCCGGAGAAGAGCGTCATGCTCACCCGTGCAAAGCGCATGACCATGAGCGCCAGGAAGAAGACCCAGCCGGTCCTCGCCACCCTGCCGGAAGCCTACTGGGTCTCCGAGGGAGGCCTCAAGGAGACCACCAAAAGCGGTTGGGAGGACGTGAACATCACCGCCGAAGAACTCGCCGTGCTCGTCCCGATCCCGGACTCCGTGCGGGAGGACGCGTCCATCAACCTGTTCGAGACCATGAAGCCGCTGATCGCCGAGGCGTTCGGCAAGAAGATCGACCAGGCCGCCATCTTCGGCGTCGACAAGCCGACCACCTGGGGCGACGACATCCTCTCCGGCGCGAAGACCGCCAAGAACACCATCGCGCGGGGAACCGGCAAGGACCTCGCCGCCGATGTGGCCGCCCTCGGCAAGATGCTCGCCAAGGAAGGCTACGCGCTCAACGGCTTCGCCAGCCAGCCCGGCCTCAACTGGGAACTGACCGAATTGCGTGATACGAACAACCGTCCCATCTACACGCCGAACCTGACCGACAAACAGCCGGCGAACCTGTACGGATACCCATGCAACGAGGTCCTCAACGGCAGCTGGGATCCGACCAAGGCCGTGCTGCTGGCGGCCGACTGGTCGAAGTTCATCGTCGGCATCCGACAGGACATCACCTACAAGGTGTTCGACCAAGGCGTCATCTCCAACGCCACCGGCGCGATCGTGTACAACGCGATGCAGCAGGACAGCCAGATCATGCGAGTGGTCATGCGCGTCGGCTTCCAAGTCGCCAATCCGGTCACCCGCGTGGCCAAGAAGGGCACCCAGTACCCCGCCGGATTCATCCTCCCGCCCACCGGCGGTTCCCCCTCTCCTGAATCCCACTGACGGGAAGGAGCATGATGGCGCGTGAACCATTCGCCACCGTCCCGCAACTGGCCGAATGGCTCGGCGAGGACATCGACGAGAAGTCGGCGGACGGCAAACGGGCAGCCATGGCGCTCAGATTCGCATCCAACCGCATCCGCGCCTACACCCGGCGCGAATGGTCGGAACCCGACCTGCCGGAGGACCTTCAGGACGTGTGCCTCACCTGCGCCGGACGCCTGTGGAGCAATCCGAACGCGGAAACGCAATGGACGCGCCAGATCGACGACGCCATGGACGGCGGAAGCCGGAAGGTCGACGAGGCCGGCGCCTACCTGACCTCCAGCGAGAAGGAGACCCTCGACCAGCTCGTTGCCGGCCAGTCACCGGTCATCGCCGGCATCGGCGTCCTGCACTCCACCAGGAACGAATCCGCCAACACGGACATGAGCCGATACTGGACGGACGATGAAGACGGCGAACCGTTCCTCATGGCGAAGGTGACGGGATGAACGACAGGACATTGACGAGAATGCGCCGGTGGGCGGAAACCCTCATGACCGACCGGATACGCGTCACCGCACCCGGCACCGTCACGGTCGACCCGAACACGGGAGCCGAAACCGTAGCCCAGAACGTCGTCTATGACGGCAAAGGGAAGGTGCAGACGGCCGGCGGTACGGCGAGCCAGCAGCACAACGTGACAGGCAGCAACGCGGTGGGCGCGTTCGTCCTCGAATGGGGACTCTACCTCCACCTGCCCGTCACGGCCACGACGCCACGCGAAGGCTGCGAGGCCACCGTCGTGGAATCGGCCGATCCGGCCCTCGTCGGACGACGTTTCCGTCTGATGAACATGCAATCCGAGAAGACGCACGCCACCGCCAGAAGGTGGAATGTGCAGGAGATCCCGATGGAAGGCGGCTCATGATGCATGTCGACTCCCATGAACTCGATGAGCTGGCGAGGAGACTCACCGTCGCCAGCGTCCGCGCGCCCATCAAAGCGGCCAACGCCGTCAAGAAAGGCGCGCAGAACATCAAAACCGCCATCAAGGCGGATCTCACGTCGAGCGGCCATACGAACTTCCGTCGAATCCCCATCGCCTACGAGATCAGGGCCGAGGGCATGAAGGTCGAGGCGGACATCGCGCCCGTCAAATCCGTCGGCGGACTCGCCAACATCGCATTCTTCGGCGGCGCGCACGGCGGAGGCGGCACACACCGCTTCTACGAGCACGGCGAGGACGAGTTCGAAACGACCGCCCGATACGTCGAGGAAGCCGGGGCGAGCCTATGACCGACTTCCTGAAGGTCAGGGAATCCGTCATCCGCCTCGTCGGCGAGATCCGCGGATGGGACGTGTACACGGACGGCATCGCGCCAGCCGGCAAAACCCCTCCATGGGTCGTCGTCGGACTGACCGAAACCAGTCGCACGCATACGGAAAGCCAACGCACGGACCTGCACATCGGCAGACTCGACATCCGCATCGTCGCACGAAGCCAGACAAGCGTCGACATGCTCGCCTCGCTCCTCACGGAAAGGCTCGACGGGGCCCGACCGGACATGCCGGGACCATCCCCGCTCATCGGGGACGTGGACACCGGCAGCAACCCAAGCGACCTGACCGATCCGGACACGGGCACGCCATACATGATGCGCGTGCTCACATGGCGGATCGGCTGGCCGGAAACAACATGAAAGGAAACACACCATGCAGAAAGTCCCAGCACATCTCGGAGACGGCGAATTCCGGACCATCATGGTCGAGGAATCCGGCATCGTGAACTATCTGAAACCAACCGCCACCGAACTGAACAACACCAGCAACCTCGACCTGAGCTACTACCTGTCCGCGACCGGCTGGCACCTGACCCACAGCCAGGACATGATCGACGACGACCGCGAATCCTCCGCCGCAGTCGGACAGATCCCCGGACAGGAAAAATACTCCGACGGCAGCATGGACCTCATCGACAACGTCAACACCCCCGACGCGGCCAACTTCAACAAAGCCGTCGACACCCTCACCCGCGGCAAACGCTGCTGGATCGTCCGCCGACGCGGCAAGGCCGTATCCGCTCCGTTCGCAGCCGGGGACGTGATCTCCATCTACCTCGCGACCATCGGCATAAAAATCCCGGTCGCCCACAGCGCCAACAGCCGCCAGATGAGCACCATCAACTTCAGCGTCGACCCGATCAGCCTCGAGGAATCCGTCACCGTCGTCGACGCCGCATCCTCAACCGGCAGGTAAACCCAACAACCGCACGCCCCGTGCCAGCAGCCATCCGACACGGGACGTCACCCAACCACGCAACGGACGGCAAACCACGAACGGGACGGCAAAAACACATGAACATCACCATCACACGCCCGACGGCGCAACACCGCATCATCACCGACATGCAGGCGCTCGCGGAAAGCGTACGGCTCGGCAACAGGATCCTCGAACTCGACGCCACGACGGATTCAACCGAGGCGGAGGCATCCGAACGCCGCAAGGAGCAGGATGCCGTCCGCGAACGGCTGGACTCGCTGCTGAAAAGTATCGAGCATAGGACGCTCGTGGTCACGCTCCGCGGACTGAACTCCAGCCAGTGGGCGCAGATCACCCTCAAGAACTCCAGGACGGTACATGGACGGGTGGTCAGTGATCTTCCCGCCATCGCCAAGGAGGCCGCGCCGCTCATGCTGGAATCCGCCGGATGGGCCGACGGCAGCGACGTGGAATTCACCGGCGAGGAATTCTCCAGGCTCATCGATTCGATGACCGACAGCCAGGTCAACGCGCTCATGCAGACGGTGCAGGAGCTCAACACGCCGGTGGTCGAAATCCCAAAAGAGTTGACGCGGCTGGCCTAGCGGATCGGCTTGAGCACGCGCCGGTCCTGCTCAACGACCTGCGATGCGCGAGACGTCTCGGCATCAGCCTGAAACGATGGCTCGGATGGGCTCCATCCGACGACGACCCGATCGAATGGGACGAGACCGAACGCGACTGGATGCGCGCCCTCGACCTGTACGAGCGGCTGCACGAATGCCCATTGTGCGGGTTGAGCACCGACCTGTGCCACGACCAAGGCAAGGTGGACAGTCTATTCGCCGGAGCGCAGGTGGAAACCTGCTGGATCACGTTCCAACGTGAACGCGCGATGCGCAAATACGAGGAGTCCGGTACGGTGCTCGCGCCTCACGCGCAGACGGCGAACCTCATACCGAGGAACTAGAGAGGGGAGATGCCGACGATGGCGTTGAACGAGAACATCATGATCCGCCTGTCGGCCGACACCTCCAACTATTCGACGAGGATGGCCGCCGCGAGCACACAGGCGGAGAAGCTCTCCACCGCGTTGGAGAAGCCGGGCAGCAAAAGCCGGATCGCCACGAATCTCATGGCCGGAATGGGCTTGGCCGCCATCGCATTGGGCGTGTCAGCCACGAAGCTGGCCGCCGACTTCGACCAGAGCATGAGCACCATCCAAGCCGATTTGCAGGCGTCGGACGGCGACATGCAGAAGCTGCGCGCCGCCGCCATCCAGGCGGGCGCCGACACCATCTACAACGCGAATGAGGCCGCGGATGGCATCGACGCTTTGGGCAAGGCCGGCCTGTCCACCGCGGACATCCTTTCCGGAGGTCTGTCTGGAGCGTTGAATCTGGCCGCGTCCGATGGCATGCAGGTCGGCGAGGCCGCGGAACTGATGAGCACCACGCTCAAACAGTTCAACCTGGAAGGCGCGGACGCGGGCAAGGTCGCGGACGCACTGGCCGCCGGCGCGGGCAAGGCCGTCGGCTCGGCCCATGATCTGGGTCTCGCATTGAACCAGGCCGGTCTGATGGCCAACAGCATGGGCGTGAGCATGACCGAAACGGTCGGCACGTTGGCTGCGTTCGCGAACGCCGGCATGATCGGCTCCGACGCCGGCACCTCGCTGAAGACGATGCTGCAACGCCTGTCGAAACCCACCAAAGAGGCCCAGGCGCAGATGGACGAGCTGGGCATCAGCGCGTACGACGCGTCGGGCAACTTCGTCGGCTTGGAGAACTTCGCCGGACAGTTGAAGAACTCGCTGAGCGGGTTGTCGCAACAGCAGCGCAACGCCGCCTTGAACATCATCTTCGGCTCAGACGCGGTACGCGCCGCAAACGTCCTGTACTCGGAAGGCTCCGACGGCATCGCCGGATGGACGAAGGCCGTGTCCGACAGTGGTTTCGCCGCTGACGTGGCCGCCAAGAAGAACGACAACCTCAAAGGCGACATCGAACAATTGTCCGGCAGCGTCGAAACCCTCATGATCAATCTCGGCGAAGGCTCGCAGGGAATGCTCCGCAAGCTCGTTCAGGGATTGGATACGCTCGTGGACTCGTTCTCATCCCTGCCCGCATCGGTCCAGCAGGGTACGGTCGCGTTGACCGCCATGCTCGGCGGAGCCGTCGCATTGCACAAGGCGTTGGGGCCGTTGGAGGAATCCGTCGGAACCGCAGGCGGTGCGATCGCCTTGGCCGTCGACCCGATCCAACGTGCCAGGAAGGCGGCCCCGAAGTTGGCCGAAGGCCTGATGCAGGTCGGCTCGGCCATGGGCACCGCAACGACCGATCTGTCCACGGGAGCCGTCACCGTCGGCAAGGGTGCGACGGCTCTCAACGGCATGAAGATGGCCGGCTCAGGAGTCATCGACCTGCTCGGCGGACCATGGGGCATCGCACTCACCGCCGCGACCACGGTATTGGGCGCGTTCATCTCCGAACAGCAGAAAGCCCAGGAGCGTACCACGCAACTGTCGACCGCACTGCATGACGGCGTCTCCGCGACCCAGTACTATCAGAAGGCGCTATCGGACTCGTCAGGAGCGAAAATCACCGACAACCAGCTCGGCCGACTGGTGACCGGATATGACAACGTGTGGCAGGCCGTGAACAAGGTCGGCATCAAGCACGGCACGTTCATCAAAGCCATCCAAGGCGAAAAGACCGCCGTCGGCGAGGTCAACAGGGAAATCGAAGCCTACCGCAAGCGGCTCGCCGACCAAGGCAACCTGTTCACAGGCAGCGAATACCGGGTCATCTCGCAGAGTCTCGCCGAACTACAAGGACAGTACAAGGCAAGCCAATCCGCGTCGGCCGACCTCGCACAGGCCGACAAGGAGGCCACCCAGGCAGGCCTCGACAAGACAGGGGCCCTCCTGAAGGGGGCCGACGCGGCAAGCCAATCCGCGGACAGCTCGCAGGATGCGGCCAGCGCCGACGACATCCTCGCCGAAGCGTTCGGAGCGACCAAGGATGCGGTCAGCGACACGTCGGCCGCACTGTCCGAAGTCATCGACGCGATGCAAACCTACTACGGGTTCGCCATCGACTCGTCCGACGCGCAAGTCAACCTCATGGACAAGATCGCATCGGCTAATGACACCATCGGCAAGAACGCCAAGACCCTCGACCTGAACACGGAAGCCGGACGCAAGAACCAGACCGCGTTGAACGACATCGCCGAAGCGGCCCTCAAATGCGCGAAAGCGCAAGCCCAGAACGGCGACAGCCTCAACGACATCTACCCGAACATCGACAAGGCCCACGACGCGTTCACCAAACTCATGCAATCCCTCGGCAAAACACCCGAAGAGGCCGAAGCCGCGGCACAATCCTACGGGCTGACCCGTAAAGCGGTCGACGACCTGGTCAGCAGCCTGCAATCCGCACCGGACTCGAAAACCATCGAGGTCAAGGTCACCGGAGACGCCGTCGCCAAATTCGAGGAGGTCAAACTCGCCGCCAAGGAAACCCCGGACGGTAAACACGTCACCATCAGTGGCGACAACACCGACCTGATGAAGAAAATCGCCCAAGCCGCAAACGCGAAAATCGATCCCAAGAACGGCACCCTCACCTTGGACAGCAACCAATACATGATCGCCCTCGCCATCGCGAACGGAGCCAAAATCGACGACAAGACCGGCTACCTCAAAGGCGACAACTCCGACGCAATGAACAAATTCCTCGAAACGCAAGGATGGAAACTCAACGACAAAGGATTCATCGTCAACGCGGACGGCTCACCCGCCATGAACGTGCTCACCAACCTGACCAACTACCAGATAGCCGACAAATACTTCCAAATCCACGGAAGCTACGTCGACGCATCCGGAGGCACATACTCGGGCCAAGGATATCGTCCGAAAGGCGCCACGGGCAACATCCCAACAGGAGCCACCGGCGGCATGTACGACGGCAACCAATTCCGATACGCCAACGGAGGCATCGCCTTCAACGGCTACGTCAACCCGACATGGGCCCCCGGCACGGCAACCAGCGACAGCGTCTACCTCGACAACGCGCGCATCGCACGAGGCGAATACGTCCAAAACGCGCTCGCCACCAGCTACTATGGCGTGGAATTCATGGATGCGCTGAACCGAAGGACCATACCTCGTGAAGCATTCGCAGCCATGCCGCAGCAACGGATCGTCGTGAAAGTCGAAATGCCGAAGAACGTTGGCCAAACGGTCGTGAACATGCCCCAAAGGATCGTCGTGGCCGACCAGCCATCCGTATCCGGCGCCATCATCGGCAGTAAGGTACTGACCACATTGAGGGGAGTGAGATGAGCGACGTCATATTGCAGGGAAACAGAAGATCCATCATCCTGCATGGTGATGGATCCTACCGGGGGCCCGGACTCGCTCTGACCGGTATCACGGGATGGTACCAGACACCGGACGCGAAGGTCACAACAAGCTCACGCGGACAAGGAGACGGCGGCCATGACATAGCCGCCGATGACATCATGTACGAGGCGCGCGTAGTCATCATCGGCTATCGCGCGCTCGCCGGCTCCGACCGCGGCGAGGCATTGCATCAGCTCGTCCTGCTTGACAGGCTCGTGCATGGGCTCGTGTCCTGTCGCGTTATGGACGTCGGACAGGACACTCGCTGCTCAGGAGGCTACTACGTGCGGTCGCTCGAGCAGAAGACCCAGAATCCGCTCTGGCAGAACGTGACCGGAGATATCACGCTCGTCTTCGAACGTCCTGAACGCCTGTCCTCGCTGGCACATTCCGGCGAGGCTCGCGCGTCGGTGGTGCAGTCGGGCGGACTGAGCTACGGCTCGTCCAACGCTGGACTGGCGTATCCGCTGGGTTACGGCGTCACGTCGGATGGTGCGACGGTCATGCGCCTGCCGAATCAGGGCACCTCACGCGCCTACCCGACATTCGTGCTGAATGGTGATTGGCCGGAAGGCTGCGCATTGCGTCTGGCCTGTGATGGCAGGACCTCGACCTTGGGATTCGGCGAAGCCATCCACGCCGGCATTCCCGTCCTTCTTGATACCCGCTCGCGCACGGCGACCATGGGCGGCGTGGATGTGACCTCGGGATTGTCTCGGCGTGGATGGATGACGATTCCGGCCGGCAAGGCATTGACGGTCAATCTCGCGACGCCCGGCAGCGGATGGGTCACATGCGAATCGCACGACACATACATGTAAGACATCGTTCGTTTTGGAGGTGCAATTCATGGTTACCGCTTTGGGCATCCGTCCCGACGGCAAGAATCAGGGCGTGAGCCCCCAGGTGCACAGGCACATCATCAGCTCGCAGTGGACGAGCGACGGCATCATCTATGGTCTGAATGTGACCGGCGGCACCGGACTCTCCTACACGGTGAGCGCCGGCACCGCGCTCATTCAGCCGGACGGGCAGAATGGCGAGGCCGTGCTCGCCTACCATCCTGGAGGACAGACGCCGACGGTCACCGCCGGCAATGCCGGACTCCCCAGATACGATGTGGTGTGGCTTCGCGCCCACGACCCGGACAAGGGCGATGACGACAGCCAGCTCGTTCTCGGCGTCACGCAAGGCACTCCGTCCGTCGATCCGGATCCGCCACTCGAACAGGTGCCGTCCGACGTGGCCCGTCTGGCCGTCATGTATGTTCCCGCGGGCATGACGCAGACGAAATCATGCTCGTCCGACGGTGCGGAACGCTACGCGATGCCCTATGGCGCGTCACGCGGCTGCATCGCACGCAACGTCCGTAACTACGAGGGACCCGCGAACATGTCGGACAACGGCAGGGACTATTTCGAACAGGATACGCGATTCTATCTGCCGACCGGCAGGTTGATCGAACTCAGGTACACCGCGACGGCTTCGGCCTGCCGGCACGATGATCCGTCGAAACCGACCGAGAACGCGACGCAGATGGCCTGCTGGTACGTCGGATTCCAGTTGGACGGCCAGGACGTGGAAGGTGGAGGCGGCCAGTTCCAGGTCAGCCGCGCGTGGCAGCAGGTGCACCTGAACGCGCTGGTCAGCGTCCCGGCAGGATGGCATACGGTACGCACCAGAAACCACCGTGTCCCATGGGGCGAGAATGTCTACTTCATCTGCCATTCCGATTCGAAGGAGCGATATCCCGGCCGTACCTTGGAGGTCTGGGACAGAGGCGTGAACGTCGGCTGAAGGAGGATTCGATGAGCTGGAGGACATATGCGGTCGACACGATCAGCGGGCGGATCCTCTGTCCGATCGACCTGCCGAATTTCAGCTGGTCGATGAGCGTGAGCGACTCATCGCTCTCGACAACCAAGTCGAAGGGTGCGGGACAGGACGAGGTGAGCGGCCTGAAGGTGCCATGGACGGCGGTACCGGCCAATTCGCCGGACGAACGCAGCCGCCTGCTCGCACCCGACCGGCGCAGCATCGCATTGTGCTGGACGAGCCCATTGGACGACGAAGACGCGATAGGCACGCCGATACTCTGCGGTCCGATCGGACAGCGCAAGGACGGGCCGCTCGACACGGACTTCAGCCTGAACAGCATCTACGGTCTGCTCGGCGACAGATACCTCGTACGTGAAGGCGTCTACGGTGCCGGACAGGGGAGCACGAGTACCGACATAATCAACCTCTCGAATCTTTCCCTGCGCGCCATCGCCGCCGAGGCCGGATGGCTGTGCACCAACGCCAAGCCCGGCGGCGGTCTGCCAATCGACTGGCATTACAGGGGGGAGAGGGGCTCGCATCAGCGTGGGTATGACAGCTGGGACATTCAGAATCTGAAATGCTCCGACGTGTGGGACAAGATCGCCAACGTCGAAAACGGCCCTGATCTACAGCTTCGTCCTAGGCTCTCGGGCGACACGATACGCTTCGACTTCATCGCCGGATCCGACGTGGATCCGGATATCGCGCAATCCACGGTCATCGAACTGTCCAGTTCGCCCCATGGTGGCACGCTGGAGAACATGACCATCGACCACTTGGGCGCAGTCAACCGCGTCTACGCCTCGGGCTCGGGCACGGACAAGGCTCAACTCTGCCACCTTTCCGAAGACCTATCGCTCGTGAACGGCGATCATGAGCCATTTCCGCTGCGCGAGATGACCTACAGCGACACCGACGCGGCCGACGTGACGCTACTCCGCCGGCATGCCGACGGCATTCTCAACGCCAACCGCAGGCCACTCATGCAGATCAAGGGCGAATTGCACGCCAACGATGCGGATGCGAACGGCACGCCCCTTCACCCGCTCGGCAGTTTCTGGCCGGGCGAGACCATGAAATTGGACGTCCAAGGCTTTCCGAGCCTGTCGGATGGCGTATACGAGTGCCGTCTCATGCAGATGAGCGGCGACCAATCGGACAAGGTGAGTCTCACCTTCGATGCCATGGAGGATCCCATGGCCTGACATCTTTGGAGGATCGATGTCTTCACACGTCGAATTGAATCCCGATGACGACATGCTTGGGCTGTGCCTGGGCCTTAAGGCCATGCGCCTCGCATTAACACAGAAAACGCATAAAACCGGTACGATACGCATTCCTACCTCCACTGGCAAGGATTTCATCGCAGGTAAGGGTGCCGAGGATGGCGCGAACTGGATTGACAGCGAGGGCGTGCAGACGCCGCTGGTGGATACCGCCACGATCGATAAGGCCGTGGATGAAATCGGTCGGAAGGCCGACGCTGCCGCCGCCAGTGCGGATAAGGCGTATGAGGAAGCGAAGAAGACCGGCCAGTTGGCGGTGACCGCGAGCAGGACGGAGTATGCGACTTCGACGGACGCGACGACTACACCGTCCGACGGCTGGTCGGAAACGCCACCAACCTATATGGATGGCCAGTACACGTGGCTACGGGTCACGGTCACTTATGGTGACGGGCATACGGAGCTTTCGAATCCAGTCCTGATGACCGGGCCGAAAGGCGGAAAGGGCGAGACCGGCGAGACCGGTACGGCGGGCGTGTCGGTCACTTCATTGACGACGTTCTGGCGGCTGGCGGCGGACACTCCGGACACTCCGAGCGGGGCCGATGATCCGTCCGGGTGGAGCAGGACGGAGCCGAGCATTCCCGACGGCTACGAGGGCAAGCTGTATCGGACGATTCGCACGATCATGTCGGACGGTACGGCGACATGGACGAGCCCCGACGTGGATAGCATGTTCGAGTACATGGCTCGCACGTATAGGACCGCTTCCGGTGCGGTTACCGTGTCGAGTGAGGCGAAGCGGACGGCTGAGGGCAATGCGGAGACGATCAAGCAGGTCGGCACCACCGCCAATGATGCGCTCAGTAAGGCGACTACGGTCGAGACGAATTTCGCCGGTTTCAAAACCGAAGTGAGCGAAACCTACCAGGCCAAGGCTGACATGAGCACGTATAGCACCAAGTCGTACGTGGACGAAACGTCGAAGTCGGTCGCTCTTGGTGTCGTGCAGGGTTACAAGGGCGCCGACGGCTCGGGGCTCGCCACGAAGACGGACATCAGCGTGTCGAGGACGGAAATCACCAGCGAGGTTTCCGGCAGGTACGCGACCAAGGATGGCGTCAGCGAGGAAATCAGTTCGAAGATCACGCAGAACAACAGTTCATGGGAGCTGAAGTTCGCGACGAAGACGGAGGCCAAGAGCGCGCAGGACGCCGCCAACGCCGCCAACACGGCCGCGGCCGACGCGCAGTCCCGCGTGGGGAATCTGGAACCATGCATCCGCATGACCTCCGACGGCGTGAGGGTCGGCAAGCGTTCCGGCGACAGTTTCACCGGCACGAGCGCACTGGTCGGCACGGGCGGCACATTCGACATCCTGGACGAGCATGGCGAGCGAATGCTCGAAATGTCCGACACCGGCCTGCGTCTGCCGGTCCTGAAGAACAATACGGCGTTCAAGATCGGACGATACCATCATCCGACATACGATTCCGACGTCGTGTACATCGGCGACGATTATGATTCCAACGTCGACTCGCCGGCCCGGATCGAATTCAACAGGAACAGCATCAACCTGACCGCGAGACTGCTGAACATGAACCTGACTGACAGTCGTTTCTACGTCAACGGCCATCCGATGGGCAAGGCGAGCGACATCAAACAGAGCCAAAGATGGTCGAACATCAACATGCAGGCATGGAATTTCGGCAACCTCGGCATCATCAACATCCTGCACCCGTCCGGAACCAACGCCCACATCATGGGCAACGACAATCCCACCGAGATCGGACGCATCAGCCCCCTGAACGCACCGAGGGATTACGTGGGCTGTACGCTGGCCGCCTACGGCAATACGACCCTGTTCGCCGAGGTCACGCCGGCCGGACTGGTCAAATGCTTCACCGCGTTCGGCGGCCAGCACGACTGGGACTATTTCACGGGAACGATCGTGTTCCCATTGACATGGTAAGGAGCAAACGACAATGACCGATGCGACCATTCTGGATGGCATCCTCGACCTTCGTCCGGACAGGGACACGATCACGTTCCAGATGCTTCGTCTGGGATTGCAATACGAGGGCCTCACCGACGGCAACGAGGTGTGGAGCAACTACGGCATCGGCATCGTGGCCGCGTTCCCGCATGAGGATCCGAAAATCGTGACGGTGACGGATGTCGACATCAAAGAGTCGTTCCACATTCCCATCGAACGGATCCCCGAGATCAGACGGATCAAGACATGGCGTTCGGATGGTTCGGAGATGCTGGGAGATCGATGATGCCACCGTTCCAGGAATTGTTCAATTCGCAGGAGTTCTGGTCGGCTGTCATCATCAGTCTTATCGGCGGTGGCGGCATCGTCGGTGCGCTCATCACCGCATGGAGCAGCAGGCGGTCGAAAGCACAGGAGGACCGTGACAGTGCCGAAGCGGACAAATTAGCCACTGAAGCCGCGCAAGCCGCCGTGCAGATACTCACGGATTCGGTGATTCAACCATTGCGTGAGCAGGTGGATAAACAAGCTGCCCAAATTCAGCATTTGGAGGAGAAGCAAGCCATGCAGACCCAGAATCTGGAGCAGACGCAGCAGGATCTGAAGGAGAAGCAGGAGGAGTATTTCGCACTCGGCGCTTACACGCGAAGCCTGTTCCATTGGCTTCAGGAGTTTTGCGAAATCATGGAGCCCGATTTTCTGGCCCGTTATCCGAAACCACGCTTGCCGGACAAGCTGCGACCAGACATCGCACCGGAAACCATTGGCAAGGAGGGGTAATGTGATCAGGTTCCTCGTCTTTGCCAGCGTCCCGCTTGCATCCCTGCCCCACCGGGCATAAAACCGACCATTTTCCTGGGCCACACCATGCGGTGCGGCCCTTTTTCATTGCCCCATCGGGGCGGAAGGGAGGCGTCATGGACGATATGACCATGACTCCGGAGATGACACCGCAGGGCGACAGTCTGCCGCCTGACAACATCACGGTCGTGTCCGAGGAGGATGCGGCCAAGGCCGTCGAAGGATTGGAGGCCTAGATATGGCAAGCATCACGACTTTGGTCAATCGGATGCGCTACTGGTGCGCCGTAGCCAACCTCGGCTACAGCCAGACGGACCGGTGGAATTTCAACGCGACGGCAGGCAACTGCGACTGCTCGTCCTTGGTGATCCACTGCCTGAAGGAGGCGGGCTTCGATACCGGTTCGGCCACCTATACCGGCAACCTGTCGAGCAATCTCGTGGCGCGCGGCTGGAGGCGGCTCCGCGGCCCGTCGACCGTCAGGCGGCAGCATCGCGGGGGGGCGCGGCGGGAAGCGCCTGCCCGCCGACGGCAATCCCCAGGCCGGCGACATCCTGTTGAACGACGTGCACCACGTCGCCGTCTATCTTGGCGGCGGGCAGTTGGCGCAGGCGTCGATCAGCGAGAAGGGTACCGTGTCGGGCAAGGCCGGCGACCAGACCGGCCGCGAGACCAACATCCGCAATTACTACGACTATCCGTGGTCCTGTTATTTGAGGTACGTAGGCGCCCAGTCTGCGACCTCAAATACTTCCGACGGCATGCTCGCGGTCGACGGCAATGTCGGCCCGGCCACCGTACGCAAGTGGCAGCAGGTCATGGGCACCACCGTCGACGGCATCATCAGCGGCCAATTGGTCCCGGACGAAAAGACTTATTGGCGTCCCGCCATTGACTCCTCCGTCGTGCAGTACGGCGGCACCGGCAGCGACCTGATCCGCGCCGTCCAACGTGCGCTCGGCTGCGGTACCGACGGCCTGCTCGGCCCCGCCACCATCAAAGCAATCCAAGCTCACTACGGGCTCACGCAAGACGCGAGCTTCGGGCCCGCCACCGCCCGCGCATTGCAGACCGCACTCAACAACAACAGATTCTAAGGAGGATCGATCATGGTGGAGCTTGATACGGGCGAGCCGTCCACGGCCACCGGCATCACCAATGACAAGGCTGATGGCAACGATAATATCCGTCCCAGGCATGCGAGCGGCGGCGTTGACGGCGCTTTGCCGCAGTGGTGCAGGGCCGCGGCCGTGCGAGCGGTCAAGACCGCGGCGCAGGCCGCGTTGGGCGTCATCGGAACCGGAGCGATCGGCTTGATTCAGGTCGATTGGCTGAATGTGGCGAGTGTGGCCGCATTGGCCGCGGTGGTCAGTCTCCTGACCAGCATCGTCGGTGTGCCGGAAGTCGCCGGCGGCGATGCTGTCACACGGCTCAATTAATTCCCGGAACCGAAAACCAGACTCGTGTGCGAAAAATCGCACCGGATGGTGCTTGATGGAATATTCTGCACCCGGATGCAACATTGCCCCCTCTCCCGGCACCTGCCGGAAGAGGGGGCATTTTTCTGTTGCTCAAAAGATTATTTTGTGACAACATTTTGACAACATTTTTTAAGAAACGACGTAATTTCTGTCATGTTCATAATGAACATGAAGAGCCGAAAACCATTAGAAATACAAAGAAAGCCACCATTTCCGGCGGCTTTCGAATGGTGGAGCTGCGGGGAATCGAACCCCGGGACACCAAGCCCGAAAGACTTGCTACCGCTTGGATTATGCGGCGTCAACGGTTCCTTCTGACAACATTTTGACAACATTCCCGCGAAGCAGCAGAGCGTCCATCGCAGCGCCCACCTCGTCGAGGTCGTCGTCGAAAAGGTCGGCGTAGACGTCCAGGGTCATCGCCGCCGACGCATGCCCGAGCTGGTTCTGGATCGCCTTGACGTTCGCGCCGGACCTGACCATGAGGCTCGCGGCGGTGTGACGCAGGTCGTGATAGGTCAGGCCGGCAGGCACGCCGGCACGCCTCTTCGTCCACCAGAACCACTTCGTCCTGTCGTTCGGCTGCGCCGTGCGGACGAGATACCCTCCGTCCGGCGCGGGGAACAACGGCTCGCCGCCATCCCTTCCACCGCACTGGTCGCGCAACGGCCCGTCCAGCACGCCCGGGAACACCACCCGTCTCGTCTCGCCGGACTTCGGCAGATCCACCACCACGCCGTGCCCCACCGTGGTCGCGCTCCTTCTGACGCTCAGCCGATGCCGGACGAAGTCCACGTCGGCGACGTGCAGCCCGGCCATCTCGCCCCATCTCAGCCCGCACAGGCCGAGCACGAGCACCATCGTGCGGCGTTCGCCGGATTCGTCGGCGAGGCGGAACAACTGTTCGACGGTGAGGTACGTGTGGTCCTTGCGTTTCTTGCGTGGGGTCTCGATCCCGGCGCATGGGTTGGATGCGATGAGACGGTCGGCGCATGCGTCGGCGCAGATGCCCCGCAGTATGCCGAGGTTGCGCAGCACCACGGTCGCGCTTTTGCCCTGCGCCTGGCCGGTGACCCATTCCTGCACCTCGTTGCGGTGGATCGACGAGAGCCGCCGGACGCCCCATTTGGGTTCCACGTGCACGCGCCATGCACGTTCCAGGGATTCCACGTAGCTCGACTTCGAGGACACGCGTTTCTTCGCGATCCATGCCGGCCATAGGCCGCCGACCGTGACCCTGCCTGCCTGCGGGTCGATGAAGCCGCCTCGTGCGACCGCCATCGTCACATGCTCCGCGGCCCATTCCTGCGCGTCGCGTTTGCGCAGGAAGCCTCGCTTGCATGTCTGCGACCCGTCCGGCTTGCGGTAGGTCACCCTCCATCGCCTGCCGGCCTTCAGCATGTACGAATCGATCACCGTCATCACGCACCACCTCACGGCTCCATGCGACCTCGTGGAGCCTCTTTCAAATGTCCGGAACCGGAAAACGACATCGGATGACCGGACCGCGCATGCCTCCCATGGTTCTTTCGCCCGGCGGTGAAGTGCAGCATGATGCGCATGCGCTTATGACTGACATTGATTAACATTACTGACATTACCGGCAACTCGCCAAAAACGTTGACAGTGACATTACCCACCGGTAGATTGAAGGCAAAAGGGAGGTGCCGTGGACGATGAGCATGAAGACGATGATGAGAATAATGACGATTCCGGGATTGAGCGGGACGCGCCAACTGGAGAATTGCCGCATGGAGTCGATGCGGCACGCGCAGGCAAACCTGTCCCGGCAGACGAGAAGCCGTCTCGTGACGTCAATGATCGGCCGGGTGAAAGTGGAGAAGGACAAGGCGAGATAACATCCCCGAACGGCGAGGAACTAATGCGCGCACTGTCCGTCCTGATCCAGTCCGGGGTCTCGGAATCATACTCCGGCATGCTTCCGAGACCGGCCGATTTCAACGCGTATCCAGCTGACGTCCAGGAACGCATGTGCAGATGGAACGACGCCTTCACCGTCGACGAATCAAACCGGCAGAACCGGCTCGTCGAAGCGGAGATAGAGCAGAGCCGCAAAGGCATGTGGTCCAGCGTCATCCTGTTCGCGGCCGCCTTGGCGATGAGCTTCATCTCGTTCCTCGCCACGTCAAAACCATGGTCGTTCGGATTCCTGGCCGTTCCCGTGGTGTCCATAATCGCAAGCCTGTTCGAGCCGATCGCGTCAAGAAGCAGCCGGGACAAGGAGAAACACGACGGACGCGAACCGGGAAAAGACAGCCGCTAAGACAGACGCGGCAATCCATGTTCTGAAAACCAAAGACCCCAGGCCCCGGCGCTCGCAATATGCTGGCGGTCGGGTCTTTGAACTTATTCGGTTTCCTGACGATTACCGAAATTACCGAAATCACCGAAATGTGTCAGGATTATCCAGATTGTGAAGAAACGTTGACGACGCTACCGACGCATCGGTAGATTGAAGGCAAAAGGGAGGTGCCGTGGACGATGAGCATGGAAACGAAAGCCCTGGCCAAGGGAATACGCAGGGGAGCGTCCCTCGTAATGGCGCCGAATCCGACGATGGAATTCAACCGCATCAAAAAGAGGATAGCAAGAACGGACGTGGAAACGTCGTCGGCCAGGCTGATCGCAGTATCGATGGGAGAAGCGACCCGCAGGGCGATGGCGGACAACCGACGATACTAGGATCGCTCTGGGCCGGCGCGACCCCGTCTCCGGAGGACATGGCCGGTTTCAAAGCCGTCGACCCGACGTTCCCCGAACGCATCATGCGCATGTCCGAAGAGACCGTGCACGCTAAGAACAAGGCGATGCTACGCTCATCGACACTCGAATCATGGGCGGTTCTCATCACGTCCGCCAGCATGTCCGCATTGCCTTGGGTCATCTGCTTCATAGGCGTCATCAACAAGAACAACGCGGCGGCCGTCATAGGCGGCATCGCTGGCCTTATCGGAGCAGGATCAAGCCTGATACAGGCGATCCGCAATAGGAAAAACGACTAAACGACATCAAACCCCGGCGCCCACAATATGTGGGTGCCGGGTCTCTGAATTTATTCGGTTTTCCTGATGATTACCGAAATCACCGGAATGTGTCAGGATTATCTAGATTGTGAAGAAACGTTGACGACGCTACCGACGCATCGGTAGATTGAAAACTAAAACAGGGAGGCGCGCGATGAAGTCCATGACATATGGCGAGGCAAGACAGATTGCGCGCGATCTCGCAAGGGACACATTGGAGAACTATTGGCCGTCCGGTTCCTATCCGGTGGATCCAGTGGCGATCGCGCGGCGTGCCGGCATAGAGGTGTACAGCTCGCAACTCGGGACGGATACATGGGGGATGCTTGTCGGCGGCGACAACAACGTCACCATGTACCTCGACAAGGACCAGCCGCTAAACAGGATGCGTTTCAGCGCCGCGCATGAGCTTGGCCATTACATGACGCACACCACGTCTGACGAGCGGCTTTCAGATTATGTCAAGGCAATACCCGTCGGTAAAGGATACACGGACAAACGCAGTGATGCCGGACGTGGCAATCTCTTCGAAGTGATCGCCAACGAATTCGCCGGCGCGCTTCTCATGCCGGAACCCGAACTGCGAAGAATGACGAAGGCCGGAGACAGCAACATATCCATAGCAAAGACATTTCATGTATCTGTGGACGCTGTAGCGTATAGACGAAAGATTCTTGCGCTGTGACGGAGGAAGAGGACTATTTCGGATGGACTGAAGCGTCGGATGCCGACGATATCCCGTCCATGGAAGACGATTTTGCGCAGCCATCTGATCTGCCTCCGAAGGACGACGATTCACAGATCGAGAAATTGCCGGATGATCTAGGGCTGGAATCTTCTTCTCAGCCCGAATCTAAAGACATGAATATGAACATGCTGCTCAAAGCCGCTGGCTGGCATCCGTTCCTCCATCTATTCGTCAGAATCTCGAACATGCTATACGGAAATTATCCGGAATGGCAACGCCCCAACGTCCTCGCGGCAAGACACAGATGCATGTTCTGGTATTCATGGGTAAGCGACCAGATAGTCCAATGGCTATGTGTATTGGGAGTCCTGGCGTTCATCGGCGCCACCGCGTATAAGGCGCTCACATAATCAGACTTCGGCGCTCGCGGTATGCGGGCGGCCGGGGGTTGGCTATATCTATTGGGTGATGAGAACGCTGTGATATCAGGCCTTTGGGAGCATTAGCGAGAGTTCGAGCTTCTTGGGTCCCTGTGAGATGAATGCGATGCAACAGGATGGGGATATTCCCAGCCGCGTCTTGTATTTTTCGTATTGGGTCGCGGTTATGTATCCGATTTCAATGCCGTCCAGCGAAGCCCAGTATGTGGGGCTCCCTTTGTATTTGCCCTTTGGAATCTCGCCTTTTTCCAATGTGACCCATACGAATGTGTCGACGCCGTATATTCCGAGCTCGTCCTGATGGAGTTCCTCTCCCAGAACTGAGACCTGATGCTCCGCGTCCAGACAGACATAGCCGGTGGAACAGTCGTTCGCAGCGGACGGCGTCGTAGGGGAGCAGTGCAGGATGATTTCGTAACCTCCGCCATTCTTGTGATACACCGCGGCATTGCATGTCGGATATCTGAGGTTCCTTTCCATCAGCTTCATCCAAGGCTGCCATAGGCGGGTTTCCTCTTTTGCGATGTAGCCAACGAGGATGCCATTGATGGACACCGAAACCGCATTCCTGTCGTACTGGTTATTCGGCTCCCTTAATATCGCTGCGGTGAGCATAAGCGTGTTATCCCATTCTCCCATCGGAGAGATTTCGCGTTCATGCCCGCTGATGGCATTTCTGATTGATGACTGACGGTAACGCTCTCCGACGATTGAGGTTCTTCCAACGGGTGGCATGCGCACGGGCGTTAGACCATCGGCGTTGATGTCATCGATTGTTTCTGTGTCGTCGTCGACTTGGGTTGAGGGAGCGTCCGCCTTCTCGGCTACCGTGATGCAGACATAGGCAATCAACACTCCCAGTATGATGATGATTATAAACATATGTCGTGCTCTTCTCTTTCAGGCATATGGAATACCTCGCAATCTTGTCGCGGGGACTTTTCCGGAACGGCGTCGTCACGCGGTGTGGCCGGTCTCGTCGGATTCGGTTTTGACGGAATCGTGATTTTCGACTCCAGTATCCGCATTATGCGTGTGGTCGATGGCGGCGAGGATCCCAGATTCTTTGATGCCGTCCTTGACGGCCCATTTGATGACGAAATACTCGATCATACATGCGAAAACCGCCACGACGAGTATGAACAAGAAACTTTCTCCGGAGTCAAACATAACCTTTTTCTCCCTTCAAAAACGGTCAGACAATAGTCTACGCTTCACTGCACGCACACGCCGGAATCGTGGAGCAGCTGCCGATAGTCGTTCAACACCTGGATGGTGACGCCGAGCTCCACGGCCATCATCCACGTATTGCCTTCGTATACTTGCTCCACCATCCCATAGTCCACGGGACTGATCAATGTCAGTGCGGTCTCCCTGCGGCACCGGCGCTCGCACTTGGCTCCGTACCGGCTTCCACATCCTGGGTCGTGGTGTTTGGCGTGGATGAGCTCATGGCACAGTGTGCAGCGGCGTTGGCGCTGGTTGAGCCCGTCAGCCAGCAGGATGAGTTTGTGACGGTCGTCGTACAGGCCGCATATATCGCGTGGGAGGCTACACGACACGACCGACAGCCCCATGGATTCCACGTTTCGGTGAAGGTCCGCGATGGTTTTGTTATCCACATTTTCTCTTCCGAAAGCGCCGTTCTGCGAAAAGTACCTTTTCACTGTTTGTCAAGTTCTGCTTGACAGTCGGAGTGTCGTATGTGATGATTAAACCAGCTCATCTACATGTTGTAGAAGGAGTCTTCGGAGTCGTCCTTAACGGGCGGCTCTAGTTTTTCTGTTAAATCTTTGTGCTGAATCTTCAAAGGAGGCAGTCCCAATGGGGGCTCAAAAAGGGATTGACTGCGAAACGCTCGCCGCCGACGTCGTTAGCAGAACTAGAACAAATGTTCTTCTCACAAAAACAACGATGACCAGCATCGCCGACCGAAGCGGATTCAATCGACTAACGATCTCCAAACTTCTGGACAAGAAAAAAGACATGCCACTTCGCATGTGGCTGGCGGCTGTCTATGAAAGCGGTGCAGATCCTTGCGAAATCCTTTCAAATGCAATCCAAGAGCAGGCAGCGCTCGCCAACGCCTGAACCGAAAGGAGAATCCGATGGAACTCACTGAAATCGACATTCACGAATTGACGGAAGATCAACGTCAATCGCTCTGCGAGCTGATCGGGGAGGACTACCAGGAGATGGCACGTCTTGATGAGAACCCGATTCATGTGTGGTACTTGCCGGGAGACAATCTCACCCTGATCAGATACACGAAGATGCGGAAGCTCGACGGCAACCAGCTCGGCCATATCTTCGGTGTCACGACCGGTGATACGGAGGGACCGGTTTCATCACGGAGAAACGATGGGACGGATCATCCGGAAGCGTCCAAGTGATATGCACATCATCGTCAGAACCGGCCCACACTCCACGTTCGCGGAACACGAAGCTCGCTTCGGAACCACGCGAAATGTCGCCGAGCTCGTACTTCTTGCCATTCGAAAGCTCGACCCTCACGTCCCTGGCATCGAACGGATTGTTGTTCGCGACGGAATGCTTGAGATCGTGCACCTGACGGAGTTCCCACTTCGGAACGGACGCCTCATCCTCCTGGATGGCCGCCTGGCGTTGCAAGGCATCCGCCTGCGACTCAAGGGCACGCACCTGATCACGAAGCGCCGCAACCGCGGCATTCGATGCATCAATCCGCTCCCGCAGGAGTCTGATGTCTTCCTTGCGTTTCCTGTCCTGTTCTTTTGAGCTTTTGTGCTCGAGGATCCAGCCAATGATCGTCACAACGAGCGTGAAAACGAATGCGGCGAGCTCGACGCCGTGCTGCGAAAACCAATCACTCATGAAAACAATTCTAAGGAGAATCCAATGAACGATCTCAACGTCGAGATTCCGGACGAGGAATGCGTCAAACTGTTCCGCTACGAGGATGATGACGGTGTCGCCGCGTATCTTCTGCTGTTTTCGGAACACGACATGCAAGCGGTCAAGCCGCGTATCGACGCGCAGCTTGACCACGAAATGGCGATGTCAGTAAATGCGTCCGGCTCTTTGCGCAGGGGCGTCGTCGACCGCCCACCACAATGCGTTGGACGGATTGATGTGGATGGTGTCCGAGCCGGTGCCCTTGACGGAACCGCTGACGGTCACGGCCGTACCGTTCTTGGCCGCCTCCATAAGATCTTCCTCGAGTCTTGCGCGGTTCTGCACTTTGGCAAGAAGCACGTGAACCGGTTCTCCGGTTCCGGTGCCGAGTGTGAGTCTGTCGCTCATGATTCTTCTCCTAACTATTTGGCCCGCACGTCGCAAATGCGGGATGACACCGATTTTAGGAGAGGGCCGGGCGGTTCTCCTAACGCCGTCCGGCAACACATACGCAAAGGAGGCGCGTGATGGGACTGCCGCAGATGCTGACCACCGTCCAGGTGGCACGGCTCTTCGGGGCCGAAACCCCGGAGGAAATCAAGACCCGGCAGGCGTATCTGGCCCAACTCCGCTTCCGTGGGACAAGGACCACGGTTCGTGAAGCACGGGCGGATGATCCTCTACCCGCAGTCAGCCGTGGCCGAATGGCTCGAGGAAGGCGAAACGAATTGCACAAGGAACGTATGAACCAATGAACAACATCAGAAAAGCCTGCGTCGAGGCCGTACTTGACGAGATCGAGGAGCACGGTGACGCGGTCAGGCCACTCGCCGGCGAGGAATGGGACGACGTCCATACCGACAGGTTCCTCGGACGCGTCACCGGCAGCCTCGACATCGCGGTCGCCGACCTCGTGGACATCATCATCGACACGATCAACAAGGAGTCATGGACATGAACATCAGACAGGCGGCGGGGACTGAAAACCCCGGAAAGGCCGAAACGGGTTGAAGATGACGCCTTCCTCACCGCAGCCGGGCGGGTGGACCTGAACCCGCCGGAACGGCCGAAACGGGTTCCGACGGTCATCCCGATCGGATTGACCGGCTACGCGTCCCGTCTCCCGGCCGACGGGACGACGCGACCCATCGAACTCACTCCATCCGACGGATCCATCCCAGCCGACATCGGCGCGAAGGACCTCGAAACATTCGAATACCAGCTGCACTACACGACAGGAAACAAACGATGACCGACTACGACCGCATCGTCGAAAACGGGATGGAACGAAAGACGAAACGGCCGAACTACACGCTGCGACGCGTCATCTTCGCCATCGCCAGCATCGGCCTGATCGCCAGCCTGACCATCATGCTCACCTGGCATGGAGGCAGCATGACCGCCGCGTTCATCGTCGAAGGCGTATACATCGCCACCGCATTATGGATGATCATCCGATTCGCGCCAAGAGACGACGAGAAGGAGGACGAGCATGCCTAGCGGAGCGGCCGGCAACCAGATGCGCGCGAAATACGCTCCGATCAACCGCGGCACCATCCGCTACGGAAACGACCATGATAGCAGACACCACATCCAACCGGAAACGTGGAGCGCGCGGACAGGCATCGACCTTGACCGGCTCCTTCACGAGGAACGCGCATACATCAGCCGAATGCGTCACGCGACACCCGCACGCACCGTGAGAAGCGGTGAACGGCAAGTGTACGAGACGCTCGTCAGCCTCTACGTGGACGGCAGGACGCCCAGCGCGTACGCTGCCTCCCAACGACTCCACATGGGCCAGCATAAGGTGCAGAAAATCGTCGAAGGACTGAAGATGCGGGGACTGCTCGTCGACGCCGGCACGGGACGCGGCGGATTCCTGCCGACCGACGAAATACCCGACTGGGACGAGGGGACACGATGAGCCTCGGGACGCTCAGCCTGCCGCATCGGCATCCCGGTCCGAACGCCCCGGTCAAGGACGCCGACGAGGGGAGGATGACGCGCGGTGACGTGGCCGTGGCCGGGGCATGCCGTCGGGCGATGGAATCCGAGGCGTGGAAGGAACTGGTGATCCTCGAATCGTTGGACGTTCGTTTCACCGGGCTCGTGGGCCGGTTCGTGTCCGAGCTCGCCATGCCGGTGTTGGAGGCGATGCCCGGGGACAGCTTCCACCAAGGCGCGAAGGCGCAGCTGAAGCACATGGTCAAGACCAGGGATGGCGGCGAGACCATCCGCATCATCAAGACTCTCGCCGTGAAAGGAAGGTTCTGAAAATGGCCGGTGAGACGATCATCACGGTGGTGGGCAATCTGACCGCGGATCCGGAATTGAGATCGACGAAGAACGGCAGGAGCGTGGCGGGTTTCACGATCGCGTCCACTCCCCGCACATTCGATAGGCAGTCGAACCAGTGGGTCGACTGCGACGCGTTGTTCCTCCGCTGCACCGTTTGGGGTGATCCGGCACGGCATTGCGCGCAGTCACTGTCCAAGGGCATGCGCGTCATCGCGCAGGGCAGGCTTACGCAACGCTCCTACCAGGCGCAGGACGGGTCCAACCGCACCGTCATCGAACTGCAGGTCGACGAGATCGGCCCATCGCTCCGTTACGCCACGGCACAGGTCTCCCGCACCGGCCACCGGCAGGGGGGCGGCGGCCCCGGCCCCACGCGTGGGGGACCCTTGCT